TCAGCGCGACCGCCTGATCATCTCGTCATTGCCGAGGATGCGCTTCAGCGCCGGCGCGTCCGCCTCGGCGAGGCACACTGCCGCCGCCGGCGCGAGCGGGGTAACGAGCTTCAGCCCGTCACCAGGTCGGCCGGCCGTGCTGGCGCAGCCCGCCGCAGTCATCGCCACCACCGGCAGCACGGCACAGAGCCTCAAGCGTCGTCCGATCAAGCTTTTCATCAATCACCACCCTTTCCCGGTGAGCTTCAAGGCTACCGGCTGTCTGCCGGGCAACCTCGGATGCGGCGCCGGCCGCGTAGAGGCGCCAGGCGGCAAGGCTGAGAACTGCCCCCAGCGCGAGGAGGAGGACGAGCCGCCAATCGCCTTTCACGAAGGCGACGACGGCGCCGAGGAGGCCGATCACGCCAGCGCCTCGGCGAGTTCGGCCCGGCGCCGGCGCGCCCACCAGCCATAGAGGGCACCGCCGATCGTCAGCGCGGCCGAGACGACGACGATGCCGGCGACGATGGCGCTGATTGTCGAGCTGCCGGCGGCAAGCGGGGCGAGCTGCGTCTGTGCCGTCTGAAGGGCACCGACGACGGCGGTTCCGCCGATGGCACCGCCACCGGTGACCGCATCGGCGAGCACCGCCGAGGGCGCCGCCTTGGCGTCAGCATCGAGTGCCTTGGCAGCACCGGCCGCGTCATAGGTCACCTCGGGACCGACCGAACCACGCGCCCAAGCCTGCCCCAGGGCGAGCACCTGCCGGAGGCGGTTGGTCCAGCCGGCGCCGAAGGTCGACCACGTCTTGAGCGCTTTCAGGAAGGCGGTGCGGAGCTGAAGGATGCGATCGATCAGCGCGTCATGGTCATTGACGGCGGCGACGGCGGCGAGCGTCTGCGGACCGATCAGGCCGTCGACCTTGTCGAGGCGCAGCGCACGCTGCAGCCACTTCACCGACTGTGCCGGGCCGGAGTTGGCGGCGCCGTCGAACACCACGAAGGAGACGCCCGGCGGCAGGCTGTCGCCCTTGATGAGGTTCCAGTAGCGATTGCGGTAGATCGCCCGCACCTCGTCATCTGAGATGCAACGGACACTCTGCCGGCCGGCGCCGACCGACTTCCGATAGGTGTCGTAAACCGCCTGCGTCACGCCCTTCATGGTGGCGCGGCCGGGGTCTTTGGGGTGGTTGACGAAGCCGCCCTCGAAGACGAGGAGCTTGGTAAGGCAGCGGTCGAAGTCGCTTGTGGTGGCAGTCATGTTGCATCCTTTCAGGCAACAAAAAACCCGCCAGAGGCGGGCGTGGGCATTCGGGTTGGTGAGGCTTCAGGAGGGGCGTCAGAGCGCCATGGCATCACGCCAGGCCGCGTCAATCTGATCGGCCGTGAGGCCGAAGCTGTCGCCGAGCGTGGCAATCAACGGATGGTCGCGGCGATACTCGCTCGCATAGTCCCACTCGATTTCCGCTTGGTCGCGCTGGTCGGCCGGCAAGGCGGCGATCGCCGCTGCGACGTCGGCCGGCTTGATGTTGATCTTGAGCAGCCCGAGGCGGAGCTGTCGCGCCGTGAGCGGGGCGAGCTGGGCCGGTTCGGTCGGTTCCGGCTCCGGGGCGATCCACTCGCCGCCGACAAGGCGCCAGCCTTTGCCGACGTCGTCGGGCGCCTGGACGGCGCCAAAGGCCGCAAGATCGGTCAGATCGTCGATGACGATGGTGTTGGCGACCGTGCCGGTTTCATCCAGTTGAGCAGCGATCATCATTTGAACTCCACGAACTTTGCAAACCCGCCGGTTCCGACGAGGCCCGAACCGCTGGTGACGCCGTTGCCGCCACGGCCATAGGTCGCGGCCTCCGCAGCGGGGGCGCTGGATTTTCCGCCGTTGCCGATCGCCGTCGACGATCCGTTGCTTCCGTCATTGCCGACGAAGCCGAAGAGGCCGTTGACCGATGCACCACCGGCACCGCCCTGATAGGGCGTGCCGGAACCGGAGCCCGCCTTCACGCCGCCAGCGCCGCCGTTTGCCGTGTAGGTGACGCCGCCGACGGTGACCGAGGTGGCGCTCCCGGCAAGACCATTCTGATTGCTGGACCCACCCGAGCCGGCGGCACCGATGGACACGGCGAATGTGCTGCCGTCGGTGACCTTGACGAGGAACACGCAACAGCCGCCGCCGCCGCCACCACCTCCGCCGCCGCTACCGCCGCCGCCGCCCTGTCCGCCGCCGCCACAGAGAATGCCGAGGAGCAACTTGGTTCCGGCACTCGGGGAGTAGTTTCCCGACGCGGTCATGACGACAGGCGCGCCCGAAGGCGCCGGCGTTCCGATGTTCGCGAGGATCTTGCCCAAGGCTTCGTCGATCGCGGCCTTCATACCAGCCGGATGCACCGGCAGGTCTTCGCGCGCCCCCTCGATCGAAACCGCCGTGCTCGCGAAGATCAGCTTGATCAACAGATCAGCGGCAAGGGTCGCCTCTGCCGGCTCTTCGTCACTGCCAGCGACGCCGTTGAGCAGGAAAGCGGAGCCTGTGCGGACCTTGCGCGTGGCCGGGACGCCCGTCGTCTGAAGCTGATGGGTAGCCGGGTTGATGCCGGCAATGGTCACGTCTTCCTCGCCATCGAAGAGGTTGAGGAGCCAGGTGGCGCCGGCATCGTTGATCCACAGCATGCCCGGCTGCGTGTAGCTCGGGCGCGTCGGCCCCTTGTGGTGCGTCAAGAGCGCCGGAATCACCCCGGACAGCTTTGCCGCCAGCGTCGGGCCGCTGTCAGCCGGGGAGAGTGCCCCGAAGTCATATTGCGTCATCTGTCACCTCACATCTTGCGACCGTAGCCGGCCGCCACATAGTCGAAGGTTCTCGCCACCGGGGCGCCGGCGGCATTGAGGAAGCGGATCGAGAAACCCGCCTCGCCCTTGTCGGTCAGTTCGTAAAAGTCACCGGTCGCCATGCCCTGCGCGGCGATCGACAGGCCGGAGAGGCGCTTGTAGGGCGGCGAGAAGATCACCCGCAGACCATCGACCGGCACCGCGAGGTCATTGCCGCTCACGATGCGGTCGGGCATGTCGATCAGGAGCCGGGCGCGCGTCACCACCGGCGTCACCGCCCGATTGGTCGAGGTGAGGCGCAAGCGCCGGCGGAAGGCACGCGCGAGGACGTCACCCGTCACCGCCTCGCGCCAGTCGCTCCACCCGGCGTCATCGGCCGGATCGCCGATCGTGGTGCGGATCTCCATCACCACGCCCCAATCCGTGCTGTCGGCACCCGACAGGCTCTTGACCGCCGCAAGGCTGGTCCAGGAGCCGATGGTGTTATTGAGGTTGTCGCCATAGGCGACGATCTCCGGCGTAATCCGGCTGGTGTAGGCCTCGCCGAGATCGAACGTCGTCGGGTCGGTGTAAATGCCCTCGGCGCGAATGCCGTTGACGCCATAGGCCAGGCTGACGACGTCGCTAAGCGCCGGCCAGTCGGCGAGCGTGTCAGCGCTGTCGAGCCGCAGGGCGCCGCCCCAGGCATAGGTACCGTCGTGCTCGCCGTTCCAACCGGGTTCGTCGGCCAGCAGCTCGACGACGTTGCGGGTGGCGCCGTCCACGTTGCTGGTTATGATCGCCGCTTCTGCGCTTTCGCCGCCCTGCCCGTTCACCGCCTTGATGAGGTAGGTTCCCGGCCGCGTCGGCACCTGTGCGCTCGTGCCAGTCACGTGCGGCAGCAACACCGCCGCACTGCCCCAGGTGGCGCCGGTGAGCGACGGCGAGTAGCGCACCACAAGGTGCGACAGGTTGAGCGAGGTCACCGCCTGCCAAGACAGGGTGGAGAGATCGCCGAGCACGGCAATCGCAAAGCCCGCGACGTCGGCCGGCGGGGCGTTGACGCTGTAGATGAGCACATCGGCCGTTTCGATCCAGCCCGAGCGGAGACCGCCGAGGGCGCCGACCGCCCGCACCCGGAAGCGATAGACGCCCGGCATGAGGTCGAGGATGTCGAGGCTCGGCGCCGAGCTGCTGCCGGCCGTCGCCCATTCGAGGCCCGGCGCCCTGATCTCGACGTCATAGCGCTCTGTCCGTGCGTCGGCCGAGGTCGTCCACCCGATGGTGGCGGCGCCGCGAACCGTCGTTCCGCCGGCGAGATAGAGATACTCACGGGTGCTGATGTTGGCCGGCTTGCCGAGCGGCCCCTTGGGGTAAGCCGAGAAGGTCGGCGCATCGAGCACGAGGCCCTTCTCGACGGCGGCATATTTGCCCTCGTCATAGAACAGCGCCGACACGTCGAACTGATGCTTGTCGCTTTCCTTGGCGCCGAGCACGCGGAACGGCCGGGGCGCGACGTCGGAACCGGTGATGAGCCACATGGCACCGGCCACCGGCGCGGCCGGCAGCGCCGAGGCGAGCGACAGCGTCACCGTCTCGCCGGCCGGACTGGTGACGGTGCGACCGGCGAGCGAACCATCGGGCATGACGACGGTGAGCTGATAGGCCTCGCCGGCTTGGAGACTGATCGGCGCATCAAGGGTGACGGTCTGAAGGTCGGGCGACACGGCCGCGAGGCGCCCGCCGAAGCGGATGCCGGCATAGGAAGGATCGGCGATCAGTACCACGTCGCCGGGCACCACGTCGGCATGGTCGAGGCCGGCGCGATAGCTGACGACTTCCGTCTCTTTCTGTTCGGTGTGGAGAAGCCAGGCGCCGTAACGGTGCGCCATGCCGCGCGAGGTGCAGCCGATCGCCTGAATCTCTGTCGGCCGGGCGCCGTAGAGCGTGACGGCGTCGGCGTCTTCGACAACCTCGATCGCCGGCTTGAAGTTGTTCTCGGGGTCGAGGAACTGGACGAGCACCTGAGTATGCCGAGCCGTCAGCGACGAGCCCTGATAGGTGAAGGCGCCGTCGATGACGTTGGCGGGCGTGACGAGCTTCTTCGGGCTGGCCGGCTTGTCGGCCACCGGCATGATGGCGCCGGCGCCCCAATAGACGACACCGCGGAACACGCCGGCCATGGCGGTCAGAACGTTGATCGCCTCATCGCGGTCGGAGATGACGCCATTGAAGGCAAAGCGCGGCTCTTTGCCGCCATAGCCGTCGTCGACCAGCTCGTCACAGTAGCGGGCGATCTCGTAGAGTTCCCACTTGGTCAGCGAGTAGACCTCGGGGAAGGCGGCGCTGAGGCCGGGCAGATACTTCCGAAGGCCATAACGGGGATTGTCGATCAGGTCGAAGAACACCCAGGCGGGGTTATCGCTCGCCGCCCGCTTGAAGGTGCCGTCCCAGATGCCGGCATAGGCGCGCGTCTCCGGATCATAGTTGCTCGGCACCTGCACCTCGATCGGCAGCCAGTCGACGGTAATGGTCGGGATCGACGAGGAGCCGAAAGACGAGGCATCGACCACGAGGCCGAGCATGGCGCTATCGGGATAGCTGAGGCGATAATCCTCGATCACCGTCATGGATGACCAATAGGTCGCGTTGAGCGAGGTGGTGCCGTTGCTGTCTTCCGAGAGGCGACGGGTGCGCAGATACCACGGGCCGGTGCCGGCGAGCGGGATGCGATAGGCGCGCACATAGGGCGAGGTGCATTTGCCCGAGATCGTGTCGCGTTTGACTTCCGACCAGGTGCCGCCTTCGGTGCGCAGATCGATGGCGATCTCTACGGCGTTGCCGGAGACGGCGCCGGAGTCGGTGTCGGTCTTGGTCAGCGAGGCAACACGGATCGAGACACGCGCCGCCGTAGCGTCGAGGTTGGTCACCGCCTGCACGATCGGCACGGCCTTCTTCAGCTCGGCGCCGACCGACACTTCCGTCTCGACAGCCGGGAAGCCGGCCATGGGCGCCTGATCGGGCAAGCCGAGCCGCGTCTCGTAGCTCACACCCTCGAAGTTCATGCTGCCGTCGTCGTTCTCGATCGGCACGTCATTGCAGAAGATCGACTTGGCGCCGTCGACGAGGCCGCCGGTCACGCCTTCGGACACGAGCATGAGTAGACGGAGCGTCTGCTTGGCGCGGAGCGTGTTCGGCGACTCCGAATAGCCGCCCGAGCCGGACTTGCTGGCACCACCGGCGCCGGCGAGACGCGGCGCCCGCGTGTCTTGATAGGTCATAGCGCGGTGTCCTCAGTGGATAGACCAATGCCGACGATGACCGGCTTGACGCGCACGCCGCGCCGCCCGCCATAGACCAGCGGCACCGGCCCGCCTTCGGCCGTCACGTTCGCCCCGCCCTCGAACAGGTAGGAGGATTGATCCTTGGTGGCCTTGGGCTTGGGGGCGAGCATCTGCCCGAGGCCGGTCAGCGCGAGCGCCACACCAAGGCCGGCCACCTGCCCGGCGGTGATGCCGAGACCGGTCGAGGTGCCAAAGGCGGCGATCGACGGGGCGAAGAAGAAGGCGGCGCCGATCAGGAAGACGCCGGCAATGATCTTGCCGATACCGCCGCGACCGCCGGCGCCGGCGAGCACCGGCACAATGTGCAGATCCGCACCGCCGAGGCGGAAGTCGAGATCGTCGCGACCGAGCACGAGGCCCTTGCGCCGATCGCCGCGCACCACGCGGAACCATTTGCAGATCGCCGCCTCGCGAAAGCCGGGCACCACGGCGGCCAGCGCCCGGCCGGCCTCGCCGGCGGTCGCGACATCGAGGCGGAACAGCGGGCCGAACTGGCGCCTAAGCGAACCGTGCAGGTGGATGTTACGGAGCATGGCGCACCCAATGCGTGATGCGGTGGAGCCAGCGGCCGAGCGGCGCCCGTCCCGACAATCCACCGTCAAGGTGATGAAGGATCAGCCCGTCAGCGAGCAGCACACCCGAATGACAGGGCACGGCCGAACCTGCGCGGGCGAAGAACACATCGCCAGCCTGAAGCGGCCCGGAGACCGGCACGAAGCCCGCCTCGTCGAAGCCGTCGAGCAGCATGTTTTGCCCGTCCGACCACCAGCCATCATCCCGCGCGAAGTCAGGCAAGGTGAAGCCTCGCGTCTGGAAGTACCAGGCGCGAACGAGCGCGTAGCAGTCGCGCACGCCGGGAACGAAGGTCCGCCCTTCCAGCGGCTCGGCGAGCACGTGATCGCCCCACCAGAGGAGATCACTGGCGATCTCGCCATCCGTCGAGATGATGGCGAAGGGCACGTCGGCGGCGATCTGGCTTGCCATGTCGGCCCGGCTCGGGTGGTGCGGGTGGCGCGGCCGAGGCCTGCCGTCAGCGCCGGTCACCGTCGAAGCATCGTGACTGTGAATGACCGCCTCGGGGGCGAGATCGAGCCACACCCGCGCATCCATCTCGAAGCCGTTGAGCGGATCGTCGGCGATGTTGGGGACAGGATGATAGGCCCCGCCCGAGACCACACCGCAGGACTCGCGCGGCCATTCGGACAAGGCGTGTTCGCGCGCCGTCCGTGAGACGTCGTTGCCAAACATCTGGAACCTCAAATGAAAAAGCCCGCCTCAAAGGGCGGGCTTTGTGATAGTGGGCAAGGAAAGGAACTTTTGCTAGGGATAAATGTGATGCTCCCAGAATACAAACGCGAGCAGATAAAGCTAACTTCAAACTACATGAATGGACTGGGGGTCGTTACTACCGGCGCCGGAATTGTTGCACTTCCTCTCGCCATTCTAAATAAACCTGACCTTGTCTGGGTTTTCCATATCATGTCTCCCTTCCTGGTCATGCTTGGATTTGGATTCCACTTTTTGGCGAGAAGCTTCGCTCGGGGTTTGATTGAGAAAGACACCGATGAACCAAAATAACGCGCGTAGTAATTCGGCAAAGTATAGCAACTAATATTATTGTTGTTGCAAATACCTAACCAGACGAACGTCCCGCTCCCGGAAACGTCCACGTCGGCAGTGGATTGCTGCCGAAGCGCTTGAGGCACCCGCTGGTGAGGCGCTTGCTACAGCGATCCTTGGCCGGCGTCGTCGGGGCGCCGGTCGCATCGAAACAGGCCTCGCCGACATAGGGACAGGTCGCCGAGGAGTAGTCGAAGCCGGTGCCGGTCCAGCGGCGGTAATGCTGAGTGCACACGCCTTGAAGCACTTGCCGGCCCGGCAGCAGCCGCCCCTCCTGATCGAAAGCGGCTTTCAGGGTCCACTCGACATAAACGCGGTTCTGGTTGGTCTTCTGTTCGATCTGGTAGACGTCGATCGGATAGTGAGCGTCGGGGTCGGCGTCCGCCTCGCCGTCGAGGCAGCGGCGATAGGTGCGGATGCGGCGGACAGTGCAGCCGACCAGGTCGCCAAACTCGGCGATCGCCGCCGAGAATATGCCCGAGACGTTTGCCACTTTGATCGTCGGCCGGGGCAAGGTGCCCTCAGACGACATCTCGAAGCCTGTCGCCTCCACCGGCGCGGGCGCGTAGACCTCGCCGCCATAGGTGACGGGGCGGTCTTCCAGCGCTGAGGAGGTGAAGCGATAGACGCCGCCACCGTGGAGCCCGGTGTCGAGCTCGTAGAGATGGACGATGCTATCCGCTTCGGCTTGCTGTCCGGTGGTCGCAAGAACGGTCGGCAGCGTCATAGGTCGAACACCCGTTCCAATGTCGCCGACAGCGACGGCTTGCCGCCGGCAAAGGAGCGCTGCCAGGTCTTGCAGCGGTATTTCATCAGGTCGCTGTCGCCCGGTCCTCTCCAGAAGAAGGCGACGTACCCCTTGTGCGCCCGGAAGAAGCTCTCGATCACCTCAAGTTCGCCGAAGGTGAGCACCGGCCAAACGGCCGTCCAGGTGCGGCCTTCGGTGTTGAGGCCATCCCCCGAACGCTGCGAGTAGCCCTCGCCAAAGGCCGACTCTGCCGTCTTGAACTCGACGGCAAGGCTCGACGACGACGCCGGCCGACGCGGAGGCGTGAAGGTCTCCGTCATCAGAACGGCCCCCGCGAAAGCAGACCGCGCGACCGCGACTGATCTTTCAGCTTCTCGTCGACCAGAAGGCCGAGTTGGCGCCGCATCTCGTTACCCCACAGGGCAGCTTCCTTCGGGCTGGTGCCCTCGGGCACCGACACGTGGATATCGCCGAAACTGACCGACGAGCCGCCACCACCGGCTCCGGCGGCCATGACGCCGAGGCGCCCGCTGGCATCACGACGGAGCGGCATGATGGCCTCAGGGCCGGCCTCGCCCATCAGCCCGGCACCGCGCGCGAAGGCGAACATGGTCGGCTTGGACACGACAGAGTTCGAGTAGGCACTGAGGCCGGAGGACTGGAACACGTTACCCTTGGCCGACTTCACGGACGGGATCAGCCAGGAGAACAGCTTGCCGAATAGACCACCGGCACCAGAGGAGCCACCCGAGGCGCCGCCGAACAATCCGGCAAGCGGTCCCTGCCCCAGAAACACCGCCTGCAGCGCCGCGCTTGCAATGCTCTTCGCAAGCCCGCTGATCACGTCGGCGGCGCTGCGGCCATTGACGATCATGTCGATGAAGGCATTCGAGGCAGACTCTGCTAGGAACTGTTGAGCGTCGACGAGCTGCTGTTGCGATGTCGCGAGCCGCTGCGCTTCGACGTCGGCTTCCGCCATCCGGTCGGCAAGCGCGCCTATCTCTTCGCGCTGCCGGGGCGTCAACTCAATGCCGAGCCGGGTCGCTTCGGCGAGCATGCGCTGTTCATAGGAGAGCTTGGCAGCGGCAAGCGCCGTAAGCCCGACCGTCGAGGCCTCCGATTTCTGTTCGGTGATATAGGCCTCGCCCTGCTTGATCATGTCCTCATAGCTGCGGGCGCGTTGGGCGACGGCCTGATCCTGTCCCGGCATGGTTTGCGCGGTGTTTCCCATGGCGGCGGAGATCACGGGTTCGCCGACACGCTTGAGCCCTTCCCACCGGCCGCGAAGCTTGTCCGTATCGCCGCCGGTACGTCGCACAAGCTCCATGGCAAGCCGATCCTGCATGTCGGGCGTGAAGTATTCCTCGCCCTTGATGCCGAGGGAGCCCCTCAGATCGCGCAAGGTCTCGCGGGTGAACATGTACTGCCCAAGGGCCGAGGAGCCGCGCCCGTTGCCATACTTCGCCCGGTTGGCTGGATCTGCGAGCATGTTGGTCTGAAGCGCGTCGATCTGATCGAGCGTCATCATGGTCAGATTGCGATTGCCGCCCGTCCAGCGCCCATAGTCGAGGGTTTCGTTATAGCCGCGACCGTTGGCCGTGCCCTCGGCTTGCGAGATGAGAGCGAGGATGCCGCCGGCGGGCGAGAAGCCCTGATCGCCGGCGAGACGCATGCGATAGGCACTGTCGAGGGCTTCATAAGCCGGCCCCTGCCGGGCCATGCTGTCCTCAATGCCCTTGCGGAACTGAGTGGCGGAGTCGACAGCGCGCTCCATCCAGCCGACGACGGACTTGAGGTAGCCGATGAAGCCGTCCGAAGGGGCATTCTTCAGCGTGTCGGCCCACTTCTGAAGGTCGACGGCAGCTTGCTTGATGTTGAGCTGCAGAACGGTCGCCGCCATCTTCTTGAGAGCTTCGTCAGCGTCGCCGGCTTCCTTGGTGGCGTCGAGCAGTTCGCGCGCCAGCGCCTTGACACTGTCGGCGGCCGTGTCGGACATGGTGAGGCGCGACAGCGTATCCCGGAAGCTGGCCATGTCCGGCGCGCCGCGCTTGATGCTCGCCTGAAGCTCATCGGACGCCCGCTTGAGATCGGCGAGACCAGCCGGGCCAGCGGCATTCGGTCCAAGCCCCGTCGCAAAGCGCCCGATACCCGAAACCGCGCTACCGGACTGCGCAAACCGGTCGATCCGGCCCGAGGCATCGCTTGCCGCGTCGGCGATGCCCTCGGCGAGAGCCTTGGCCTGCCGGGACGCGCCAGCGAGGGCTACGGCCTTGCTGCTGGTGTTGTACTCCTTGACGCCTTGAGCAGCCTCGCCCCAGGCGTCGCGGATATCGCGAATGACGTCGGGCTGTTCCTTCAGCGCATCGGTGAGCGCCTTGGTGTCGTCGCCGGAGGCGAAATACTGCACCGCCGCGCCGCCGGCGGCGATCAGGCCGATGGTCACCAAGTTGACCGGCGAGATGACCGACATGAAGGCGGCGCCGAGGCCGCGCACCGCCCCGTTCACACTTCCGGCGCCCGAGAGGATGGCGCCGAGCTGTGTTCCCTGCTGAAGGGCGATGGTGAAGGGCGAGCCGCCGCTCTGCAGCTGGACGGCGATGTCCTGGAACTGTGCCGCCATGTTGGCCGTCTGTCCCTGCAGAGAGTTGACGGCTGCCCCCGCCTTCTTCGCGCCGGCCGGGATGGCATCAAAGCCGCCGCCGGCCTGTCGGACGCGCTTGTCCAGATCCTTGAAGGACATCTCGATATCGCGCCGGATGGCCGACATCTGCGCTTCGAGCTGTTCGCCGCGCGCGACGAACTCAAGTTCAAGCGTGCCGATATCAACGCCCATGGTGTCACCTGATCGTGTCGGGGGCTGCGTCGAAGGCCGCCTCGGCGGCCTTCCATTCGTCTTCGGACAGGTCTTCTTCGACGGTGGCGCCATTGGCTTCGGCCCAGCCCGCATAAGCGGCCCAGAACTGCCAAAGGCTCATCTTTTCGACCTGTTGGGGTGTCCACCCCATTGCGGCGCCAATGCCGTAGTAGACGGCAAACTTCAGCCGGTTGTCGGGAGAGGCGTTTCCGCTGCCGCCTCCCCCGCCGATTTTCCCGGCTTCTCGTCGGGAACGCCGAGCAGGCCGGCTTTCAGGATCGCCGTTGCCAGCGGGATCGATTCCGCCGGTGGACGCTGCCGCGCATAGCGTTCGGTGAGGCGGACGGCATCGGTCGGAACCATGCCGCCGCCGACGAGGCCTATGCGGATGATCTCCGGTGCGTCGTCGACCATCGGCATGTAGGCCGTCAGACGAGCGAGCACCGCGAAAGGTGACACGCCAGTCTTTTCCTGAAGCTCGCGCAACTCGCCGATGCCCATGCGGAAGGTGTGTTCGCCATCGCCGAACACGCCCGAGGTGGAAGCGTCCCGGCTCATGGTCAGGCGTCCGCCGCGACGTCGGTCGGCGTCAGCGGGCCGTCGCCGGTGCCGTCGAGCTTCACCTGATAGCGCTCGCCGCGCTGGCCGGTGATGTCATGGGTGAGGACCGCATTGCCGGTATAGCGGCGCTTCGGCGTGGCGGCGCCCTTGCCGGCGCCGGCGACATCCCAGCGGATCGGAACCGACGTTCCGCGCTGGCTGAGGGAGTCGAGAAGCGGCAACTGTTCGGCCGCGCAAACGCCCTGCCCGCCGATCGACCAGCCGAGCGAGGTGGTGTCCGTCACCTCCCAGGCGGCCTTGTCGGGATCGTCGGGATCAGGGACCACCGTCGTTCCCGTCGACTTCTTGTAGGTGAGGCTCATCTGGGTATAGCCGATGAGTTTGACGTAGGTGCCAGGCGTCGCCGGGTCTTCGACGTAAAGCGTGCCGGCGCCAAAGCGAATGGGCGTGAGATCGGTCATTGGTGTCTCCGGAGGATGGCCGGCTCAGTAGGAGCGGGCCGGGTCGGCAGCGGCCGTGAAAAAGGTCGCCGTGTAGATGAAGCCGACGCGGATGACGGGTTGCGTCGGCTGTTCCTCGCCGCCATCGGCGCCGGGGATGTCAAATCGGGTGCTGTCGAGCCGGATGGAGTGGACGAGGCCCTGAAGGGTTTCGTCCGTCTCGATCGCGGCCTCGATCGTCTCGGCGATGTCGTCGAGTGCGGTATCGGGATCGGCGCCATCCTGCGACGACACGACGATCTGAAAGCGGACGATCCGGCGGAGGCCGTCGCCGTCTTCATCGTCCTCGATGTCGAGCGTTGCCGCCTCGTCGAGGGTCTGCACGGTCGCGGCCATGGTGAAGCCGCGTTCGAGCGGATAGCGCCGGCTCGCTTCAACGTTGCCCGTCAGCGCCGGGATGGCGTCGAGGACGGTGACCAGGCGGTGTCTGATCTTGCTGCGGTGATGCATCATGCCTCCACCAGCGTCAGAACGACGAAGCCGGTCCCGTCCGGATGCGCCCGCGCCACCTTGTAGGTGACGCCGCCCAGCGATAGGCGAGCATCCCGCGAGGTGTCAGGAACGTCATCGACCAGCGCTGACACCGTGAGGCCGTCCGCCTCGATGCCGGCAACGCCTTCGGTCAATAGATCGAGGGCTTGCCAGTCGTCGAGAACGGCAATGGTCCGGGCGGGACCGCCGGGCGGGGTGTAGATGGCTTCGCGGGCGAACTCGGCGGTATCGAAGAAGGCCCGACGATCAGCCTCAGTTTCCACCGGCATCGTCGCCGCCCGCTTCGGTGGTGTCCGCACCGCCGTCGTCGTCGCCGTTTTCGTCGGTATCGTCCGTGTCGTCGCCGGCGCCCTGATCGGTGCCCGTCTCGACGTCGGCAGTCGGCGCCGGCTGGGAGACGGGAACCGACGTCTTGGCCTTGCGGCTCACCTTGTCGACCGGTTCGAGCGCGGCTTCCTCGTGGCGCGTCAGCGTATGCGCGATGCCTATCTCTTCACCGGCCCGGAACTCGATCGGCTCGGTCACGGTGACGATGCCGGCCTTTTCGTCGTCGACATCGAGGGCGTGCCGGCGGTCGGCGATCTGGGATGCGGTGAGCTGAAGGCGAACGCCGACGCCATAGCCCACCCGCTCAAGGACGCGGTGAGCGGCGAACTTGTCTTTTGCCATGTTGGTCACTCCGGATGCGCCGGCCGCGCGACGCGGCCGGTCATCGGTTCTGCGAGGTTGAGGGGGGATCAGGCCGAGAATGTCGCCTGCACGGCGTGCTGCCAGTAGGCAAAGCCGACGTTGCCGGACCAGTCGATGCCGAACAGGCATTCCTTGTTGAGCTTGCAGTATTCGGTGTTCTCGTCGAGCGTGATCACGTCCGCCTCGCCCTCCTGCTGCAGGATGAAGGGCTTTGCCGCTTCGTCGGTGCGGAGCAGCGCGAAGGTGTTCGTCCAGGTGAGGCGCGGATTGGGAACGACGTTGAGCGAGAACTTGCCGGCGAGCGCCGGCAGGATGTTGCTCATGCCGCCGACGCCGAGGAGCGCGGTGGTCGCCGTGAGCGCCGTCGCCATGAGGGAAATCGGAACCTGCACCTGAAACGACTTGGCCGACTGGTTGATCGGTTCGCCGCGATCGTCCTTGAAGCCGTAGAGCGCCTGAATGGACGTCAGAATCGCTTTCGAGAACTCGTCGACAGTCGGCGTCGCCGGCGCGGCGGCCGTCACGGTGAGCTTGTTGGACTGCTGACCGGACTTGCCTTCCTCGTGCGCGGTGTCGAAGAAGTATTTGCCATCATAGCAAAGCTTGCTCGCGCCGCTGACCAGGAGCTTGGAGAGCAGCGAGGCCGGATGATCCATGGCGCGATCGGCGAGCTGATTGGTCCGAACCGTGATCATGCCGAGCTTGTCGCGGCGGAGGTCCTTCAGCTTGATCTTGATCGAGCCTTCATAGTCCTTGTTGGAGATGCTGAAGGAACTCTCGGCCAGTTCCGCCGGCGTGCGACCGCCGATGAACTCGCGCATGGCCGGCGAGGAGCCGAGCCAGGCATAGCTTTCCATGGCCTGATCGGAACTCATGCGCATGGCGATCTCGTCAACCCACGAGTTATCGCCGGTGTCGAGGCGGGCGAGGATCAGGCCCCGGATGCCGCGCGCGGTGATCTTGGAATACTGCGAGGGCAGCATGTTCTGTCTCCACAAAATGAAAAACCGCGCCAACGGACACCGTTGCGCGGTCAGGACAGGTCGGCGTCACGCGGAAGTGCGTGGCGCGATGGTTTGAGATCAGGCCTGCAGAGCGGCCTTGACGAGGGCAGCGTCGAACTCGACGAGGGCGGCGCCGGGGGCGATCCAGCGCGACACGTAGCCGATGAGGCTGTTACCGGCCGCAGTCAGCGTGAAGGTGTCGTCGTCAGCGGCATAGACCGCCGGGCGATCGTTGGCGGTGATGGCAACGCCGGGGATATCGAGCACGATGCGGCCGCGCGCCTTCACGCGGACGGTGGTCTCGCCGGCGCCGCCGGTCGAGTTGTCGGCCTGTGCGATGGCGAAGCCCTGAAACGGATCGGCGGCGACCAGCGGGCGGGAGTAGCCGAGGCCGTTCTCGCCGACAGCGGCACCCTGATAGATGATGTCGGCGGCAACGACGGGATACTCCTCCTCGTCGCCGAGCGAGTAGTCGCGCATCTTGTTCTTGGCAAGCGTGGTCATGTCTGTCTCCTAGGGTTGGCGCGGCGGGATCAGCCCGCCGGCGTCTCGCGCCGCTTCACGGCAACGTAGGCTTCGGCGGTCGGATACTCCTCCTGCAGCTTGATCGAGCTGTGCCAGTTCTTGGCCCAGGTCTCCGGACCTTCAGGCGCACCGGCGGCCGGCGCGGCGGTGCCGGTTTCGCTGGTGCTCGCCTCGATCGGCGGCACGGTGGCGGCAGCACTCGACAGCGCGGCGACGGCATCGAGCATGCCATCGGCCTTGATCTTGGCAACGACGGCCGTCGCCGTGTCGCCGGGCGTCCAGCCGTTGGCCTTGGCGTCGGCGATCAGCGTCTCGCAGCCGGTGACCGACAGGGCGTCAATCGACAGGAGGCGCGACCGCTCGGCAGCGGCAGCCTCGGCGCGGATGGCGTTAAGGTCGACGCTGGCGGCAGCGGCGGGCGGCGCCGGCGGCGTCGGGTTGGTGGTCGCCGGGTCGGTGACGGCCGCAAGAATGGTGGTGGCAAGCGTGCTCATGCTTCAGGCTCCGGGGTTGGCCGCGTGAATGGCGGCGGCGAAGGCCTCAAAGGCCCTCTGAGGATCTGCGATGTGATCGACGAGGCCGGCGGCGACGGCCGTCTCCCCCTCGAACCAATCGGCTTCGGTGGCGAGCGCGGCGGCCTTGGTGAGGCGGGCGCCGCGTCCGCGCGCAACGACAGCCGCGAACTCGTCGCGCGTCGCATCAACGCTCGCCTGCAGGCGGGCGAGATAGTCATCGGCCAGCGGGCCGAGCGAGGAGCCCTGATCCTTCTTGGCGCCCGACTTGACGACGGTCACCTTGAGGCCGGACTGTTCGACGGCCGCCGAGCGGTCGACGTGCATGGTGATGACGCCGATCGAGCCGGCCGCACCTTGGCGGGGCATGACAATCTGTCGGCACTGCGAGGCGAGCAGATAGGCCGCCGACATGGCAAAGTCGGTGAGGATGGCAATCGTCGGCTTCACCTGCGACAGCTCGTGTATCTGGTCGGCCAGCGCAAAGGCGCCGTTCGCCATGCCGCCGAAGCTGTCGACCTCGAAGGCGACGCCGCGCACGGCAGGGTCCATCGCCCGCGCCACCTGTGCCGACAGCCCCTCGTAAGAGGTCTCGCCCGACGACTGCCCGAGGAAGGCACCCTTGCGGACAAGCGTTCCCTCGATCGGGATGATGCCGACCGCGCCGACACGCATGAAGCCGAACATCTCGCGCTTTTCCAGCACAAGCCGCACCGGCTCGCCGACGACGCCGGCGTGCTGCCGGTGGATGCTGTGTTCCACGCCCTCATGGTCGATCACCACGGCAGACGAGCCCAGAAGACGCGGCCCGAACACGGTCGCGATGGTGGTCGCCTTGCGTGCGTCGATCATCAGAGGCGTTTCAAACGCCTCCGCTGCAAGTCTCATCATGGTCGATGTCCTCAGTTGTCGTCTTCGTCCGGCTCGGGCGGCTCGGCGGTACCGGCTGCGGGCGCGGCCGGCAGAGGGGCGACGCCCTCTTCCCGCATCAGCTTCATCTCGCGGCCGCGCTGCAGGATGTTGTCTTGCCAGTCGCCGCCGGTGCGCTGGATGGCGATGTTCTGCAGCGTGGTGGCGCTGTTGGTGAGGTCGAGATCGTCGGCCTTGGCGTCCTTCAGCGGATCAAGAGAAATCCGTGTCGGACCGATCCACTCGGCATAGAGGTAGGCTTGCCGCTTCACCGGGTCGGTGAAGAAGCCCGGCGCCTTGAGGCGACCGATGGCGACGGCTTCTTCCCACATCCAGGTATAGAGCTGCTGACACCAGTTGCGAGCCAGCCAGGCGCGGCGGCGGCGCCAGAAGAAATAGGCCATTTCGAGCGCGGCGCGGCCGGCCGTGTAGCTCGACGTGAAGTGCTTCACCAGCACCTCGAACGGCAGTTCCAGCGCGACGCCGATCTGTCGCAGCATGGCCGTGAGAAAGGCGTCGAGCGCGGGATTAGGCCGGCCCGGATTGGCGATCTGCACGTCCTCGCCCTCGGCAAGGTCGATCACCGCGCCCGGTGCCAGCTCGATCTCGTCGCCATCACCGCCACCCTGCCCAGACGGCAGCGGCCCTTCATCGGTCGGCGACTGCTTTTTGACGAACACGGTGAAGTAGGCTGAGATCACCGCCGCGCGCACCTCGGCGTCGGTATACTCGCCGAGTTCGTGCAAGGCCTCGATCACCGGCGCGAGATACGGGATGCCGCGCGACTGGCCCGGCCGCAGCCGGTCGAACAGATGCAGCACCACCGAACGGCCATCCTCGAAGCGGGCCGGGATGGCGGTCCATTCGAGACGGGCCGAACTCAGCTCGCCGGGGTGGCGGTTGGTGACATGATAGGCAACCGGAACACCGTCGGCGTCGATCTGCACGCCGCCGGCAAGGTTCGGCCGATCGCCCGACCAATTCGGATTGGCAACCCGGTCGGCCTCGATCAGCTGCACCTTCGTCCCGTAGGTGTCGCCGGGGTCTTTGCGGTACCGGCGGACGCCGAAGATGTCGCCGCTTTCGAGCGCACCACGGAAGACGGTGCCTTGCATGTCCTCGTCAGACTGTACCCGCGTGAAGTCGATCGTGGCGGCGATCAGGCTCCATTCGGTTTCCGCCTGCCGGCCAAGCGCGGCGGCTTCTTCCGGCGTAATTCCAAGAACTTCGTGGTCAATCTTCGCGTGAGGTGTGAGCCCGCTACCGACGATGTGACCGACGTTGGTCGAGATCGCGCCCGTCGCAACCGGCATGTTGCGGGCAAGATCGCGCGACCGGCTGCGCAAGTCCCGCAGCTCCGGCAGGAGATCGGCGTCGGCCGAGCCCTCGCCAGGGTGCCAGTTGCGCGTCGGGCGCCGGCTCGTCTTGCCGCCCTTGTAGCCGCCTTCGAGCGACATGCTGAGGAGCGTCCGCGCCTTGGCGCGCTCAAGGCCGGCGGTCGGGTTGAAGTAGCCGACGACGCGGTCAACGAGGTTCGGCGAGGCCACCGGCACACCGGCCACCCGCCGCCGCGCCCTGCCGCCTGACTTCGGAGCGGAAGTCTTGCTCATGCCCGCACCCCATAGCGCGGCCCGCGACGCCCGCTACTTGCGAGCTTCTGGACCTTGGCTTCCCAATATTCGATGTTGTCGCGGATGGTCGCCGCGTCGGCTCGGGTGAGCTTGCGCCCGCCGATCTCGTAGGACTGCGAAGCGGCAACTGCCGTTGAGGCCGCAAGCCAGAGATCAAGTTGCGCCTGTGCCTGCTCTGCCGTGATGCCCGCCATCAGCCCAATCCCCTCGATCTCATGCGGCGACCGCGAGGCCGTGCCGCGACTGGCGCCGCCGGCGCCGTGGTGTCCTCTGGTGTTGCTTCCGTCTCGTCCGGCGCCGGTGTCGACGCCGGCGCCGGCACCGCCTCGTTCTCGTTATCGGGCCTGAGCGACCAGGCGTTTTGATCGACGGGCGCCGCCCAGAGCGGCGGATTGGTCCAGTCGATCGACTCCGCCCCGAGCACGATCGCCAGCGCCTTGCCGTAATAGGCACAGTCGAAGGCCTCGTTTCGGCGCTGGCCGGGCTTCAAGTCCCAGCCGTCCGAGGATCTGCGTTCGGCGCAAAGCTCGCTGTAGACCTCGGGCGGCAGACCGGACGCGAGGTGATAGGCGCCCGGTCCCGGCACCTTGCGCGCCAGCGACACGGCCACCTCGTCCTTGAGGACATCGGATGCGGCAAACACCACGTTGACCGTCTTGCGCCGGCGCGGGTTGGCCTTGGTCTGGCGCGTCTGGTCGATCTTCTCCGGCTCGCGTTCCTGTGCGCGCGGCTGGCGATCGACACCGGGCAGGCCCTTGACGAGGAAGGCCCGACGCCGGCCGAAGGTCTTCTTCGCCTTCCGCCACCAGGCGTAGGCGTTTTGCGTGGTGCCCGGAGCACCGCCGGAGTCGACGATGATCGCCGCCGGCAGCATGCGCCAGGCGCTACCCTCCACCGGGTAGGCCTTGCCCAACAGCTCGTCGAGCGCCTTCCAGTCTTCCGAATAGAGCGGCGGGGCGATCGCTCGCGCTCCAGCGCCCGGCGCACTCGCCGGCGGCGCATGGATGTCGAAGCGGTCGACCATCCAGCGCTCAAGGCCGACGCCGAAGGCATCCGCCTGCACAACGAAGCGGTTCGCCTGCACGTCGACCGACAGCAGCACGAAGCGCGTGCCGGCCGGCAGCGTCTTGGCGGCGATCGGCGCCGGCTTGTCGCGCAAGGCATCCGGTGACAGCTCCGTCTCGCTGTCGGAGGCCTGCGGCTTGTAGGGCAAGGCCTGATCGACGTTGACGGTGGTCTTCAGCTTCTCTTCGTTGCCGGTCGCCTCGAAGGTCTCAAGGGCGGTGAGATACTGGCTGACGAGCTGCGCCCACGGCTGGAAGGCAGCGCAAGGCCCCTTCAGCCAGTAGGAGACAAGCTCCGTGTCCCTCACCTCGTCGTCGATGCGCGCCAGCACCCCGCCCGGTCCTTCGTGCAGCCACACGCCGGCCGCATCGAGGTCGCGCCGGCGAGCCGGCTCGTGGACGCCGCCGCAGTGCGGGCAGAGCATCACGGCCTTGCGGCCACGCTCCATCGGGTCGCCGTCCTTCGGATAGTCGAACAGGCGGAAGTCCGGCTCGTAAAGCTCGCCGCAATGGTCGCACTGCCAGTAGCGGCGGGCGCGCGTGCCATCGTTGTAGAGCGACAGGATACCGTCGCACGGCGGCGCCATGTGAGGCGCGTCAGCCGGTGCCCGCCACGCCTCGTCAAGGATCGGCTTGCCCGGCGAACTCTCGGCGATCGCCATGCCCTGCGTGCCGAAGGTCTGGATACGCTTGAAGCCGAGGCCCCAGGGCGAGCCCTCGCCGTCAACGTCCATCGGCATGCGGTCATAGTCGGTGAACAGGATGTCGAAGAGGTCGACCATGGCAAGGTGCGACTTGACCGGCCACCCGAGCGTGAGGCGCATTCCGCCAAGGAAGCGCTTCTCGTAGGTGGTCATCGAATAGCGGCCGGGCATGATCTGCGCCGAGATATCCGGCGAGTCCCAGATCATCGCATCGAGCTTCGACAGCGAGTATTCGCGGGCGGCCTTCTCGTCGGGGCAGATCAGACGGCCGACGCGCGGCCGGCACTTCACGCGATGGGCGATCACGTTGTTGATGAGGGCTTCCGACTTCACCGACCGGGCCGGACCGACGAAGATCAGCCCGCGAAAGCGCCGGCTGTCGGTCATGTCCATCGGCTCGACCATGTAGGGCGCGACGTCGTTGCGCCACTTGGTGCGGGCACCGCCCGAAGAAATCCGCCGGTACATCTCTGCGGCGGCGGCGACCGACACCCGCTCGATCGGCGCCACGGATTTGACGGTAGCGGCAAGGGCGTTGATGGCGCGCGAGAAGGACGGGACCGGCCCTTCACGATCGCGGCGGAAGCTCTGGACGTTCATGCCGGCACCTTCTCGCCCTTAGCCCGCTGCTGATCGACGAACTTGCCGAGCGATTTCGAGAGATCGTCGAGGATGTCATCGGCAAGGCGGACGGCGACCAGCACTTGGGGCGTCGTCAGCGACAGCTCGCGGCCGAGCCGGTCGGGCATCGCCTCGATACCGGCCCGCACGGCGGCGAGCACGCCATCGAGCACGTCGACCATGTCGTCAAAGCGGACCAGTTCGCCGCGCGCATGGGCCATCGCCATGTACTCGCGTTCGGCCGCGTAGAGTTCGCGCCGCTCACGCGGCGGCAAGGCCTGTTCGCTGCTGCCGGTCTTCCCGCCGACGAGCGCGAGGCGCATTTCCTGCACCGCCCGTTCGGCCGCGTCGTTCTCGGCTTCCCGTTCCGCCTCACGCCCCTTGCGCCAGGCAAAGCACGCCGACAGCTGGAACTCGTAGGAGCGGCCGTTTGTGCCGGCACTCAGGACCGGCATGCCATCGGCAACCCACCGGTCAATGGTCGGCTCGGACACGGCCAGCGCGCGGGCGAGCTGCGACTTGTTGAGGACGGCATCCGCCACGCCAGCGGGCAGCGGGAAGCGCTCCACCTCTGTCGTCATGACACCCCCTTGAAAAACAACAACAACCAAATCCCGACGTCTCGCCGAGATTCACACAGCCCGATTGACCGGGGAGCGAATTACCCCCGGGCGGGATTTTCTCTGGAAGGACCCAAAACCTTGGGGCCCCGCGTCGGCCCGGCTTTTCCTCGCTGGAGGCCGATCAGCCTCGCCGCCGGCTGGCGATGGCGGTCGCGAAGGCCTTGCGGAAGTTCACCGCCGCCATTGCCTCGCCCACCGCGCGCCCCACCTCGAAGAAGGGGAAGCGCTTGCGGTAGTTCGGCGTCCGCACATAGACGACGTAGACCACGCCCTTGCCGCCCTTGTTGATGGCAATCGCAAGAGGCGTGTTCCCTGCCCTCAGCAGGTAGAAGCGTTCCCGCTTGTTCCTTCGACGAGACCAGGCCGAAGCGTTCTGCCAAGGGTCGACCGCATGCGCCCCGAGATCGCTGAGGATCTGCATGATGATCGAGCCGCGAATGTTGCCGTAAGCGTCCCTCGGACAACTGCGCGTCGGCACGGCGAACAGGTTCGACGGCATCGCGCCAACAGCGATCAGATGGCGCTCGAAAGCCTTGTGCTTGCGAGGCCCGCCGAACACCTGAGGCTTGAGCCACTGTCGCGCATTGCGTGAGCCGATCGCCGGCTTCTGTTCGACCGAGGCCACCAGCCTCGTCTTCGTGGCGGGCACCAGTTGGAAGGCGTTCCTGGAGAACGGCGTCGGCCGATCGAACACCCGTTCAATCGTCCGCTTCTCGGCAGCGAGCGCGTCCTTGGCCGTCCACGTGAGGGCCAGCGCCATGGCGAAGGGTAGCTGGTCGCGCGCCACGGCTGACATGCTCGCCGAGAGGCCAGCCATGTCCGCCTTCACGCCGAAGTCCATCACCGCACCTCAAACAAAAAGCCGGGCTGGTGAGGACCAGTCCGGCTTCAGTGCCCAAATCAGGGCACAATTCGTTCCGCAGGCAATCTGTCAACGTTCAAGCCTGTCGTCAACGGGGGCTTTTGCCTTCAGGTTGGGTTTTCAACCGCCCACGGATAGGCCGGCATCTTCGGCCCGGTGACCCTGTAGGACGCGAGACGCTTGGAAATCCGCGCCTTCAGACGCACGAGCCCCCCATGCCAGCGGCAATAGGTGAGCCGCGTCTCCTGCACCAGCTCAAGGCTCGGATAGCCTTCGAGAGGGCACCATTGCGCGACCACCGTCCCCGCGTCGTCATACTCGGTCTCGACGACGACCTTGTTGTTTCCGGGGTGGCGCTTCGGCTTCAGCTCTGGCCAGATGGTCCAATCCGGATAGCTCCTCGCCCTGCCGAAGCGGATCAGCAGTAAGCGCGTGTCCGGCTCCTCCCTCCCAAGCCATTCGAGGCCCTCCCAGACCGTCACGGCGTCCGGATGGCATCTCGCGCCCATGCGCTTCAGGAAGCCCGGCTGACAATCCACCTGCACGCCGAGGGCGAGCGTGCCGGTGACGATGGCCGTGCTGCTCATCAGCGCCTTGGTGTTCTCGCGCGGCAGCTCGCAGAAGTAGGCTGCTTTCTGATCGACCAGCGCCCAGGAGACAAGCTCGGCAATGTCGATATCTATCATTGCGCCGCCTCCGCAACGGCAGTGTCAGGCGGTCTCGCCGAAGGCATCCAGATCCTGTCCACCTTCGCCGGCCGCGGCAGCCGGAAGCCCCGCTCGGCGAACCACTCGCGCCACGCGACGAAGTCCGGCGAGGCGATGAGCACATAGGCGAAGCTCGCGGACGTGGCTTCCAGCGCTTGCGCCTCGGCGAGCGGCACAGCGACGCCCTGCCCTCGCTCCGCCTGTTGCGCCATGAACTTCGCCTTGCCCGCCGCCGGCGTTCGGCTTCCGCCCTCGGCGAACCGGAAGAACCGGCACCACCACGCCCGGCCGAACAGCGACAGCGGCACCAGCTCGGACGAGCCGGGCGCTGCTGCTGCCGCCCGCACCCTCTCGAAAGCCTTGTCCCGCAAGTACGTCGCCGCGTTCATGAGCTTCGTGCGCTTCGCTCGCCGCTGCCCGGTGACGAAGGCCTTGATCGTGTCGACCGATGCCGCCAACGATCGCTCGTCAACGCTTAGCCGCTTCCATGCCGCGAACGCCGCCCCCTTGCGGTCGAACTCGTGAGCCGGATCGGCAGACGTCCACGACTCGAAGAACCGAGCGAAGCCGTCCTCGTCATCGTCGCTAGCGCGCGCCTCTCTCGCCCCCTTGGGGGCTTTGGGGGTATTCGTTGAATACTGATCGTTAGATTCTTTCGTTAATGGTGCCGATCCAGGGCCGGCAGGGGGTGCCGATCCAGGGCCGGCAGGGGGTGCCGATCTGTCGGCAGGGGGTGCCGACCTGTCGGCAGGGGTATCGTCGTCCGAAAGCACGTGCGCACCGGCCGCCGAAGTCTGTTGCGGGGTGACATCGAGGCGCACCCGATACCAGTGCGAGGCGTCGCCGCCGTCGCGTCGGCATTCGATCTTCACCTCCACATACTCAGCCTCGCCGAGCCGCCGCAGGGCCGCTTGCACGGTCGAGCGGGCCACACGAAGCTGTTCGGCCATCTTCACCTGAGAGCGCCGGCACCAGCCGTCTTCGTTGGTGTGCGTGCCAAGCAAGGCGAGCACCTGCAGATCACGCCCTTCAAGGCGCGGATCAACAACCGCCGCTGCCGGAATGATCGAGTATCGCGGCCCGCTCATGCGGCTTCCCTCCCGGCATAATCGCCAGCCTGCAAGGCCTCGATCTCCGCTGCCCTCTCGCGCTCAAAGGCGCGCTCGGCTTCGATCACCGTGCGGATGGCAGCGCCATAGCGGCGCACAAAGGTCAGCGTGGCGTAGGCCGCTTCGAGCGCGTCGAGCCGCTGCCGAGCGGTGTCCTCGCGCATCTGGCCGCGCGAAACCTTGAACTCGATCCGGTTCGCCTCGGCATCGATGAGCTGCCGCACCGCCGAAATCTGTTGGTCGATGGTCGGCTTAGGCCTCTTGGGCGGTTCGCTCATGGTCGGCCGTCCTCGGGCATATCGTCGAGAGCCGACGAGACGGCCAGCACGAAGCAACCGCGCGCAAAGTTCAGATCAGCCTTGAGCGACTGCACCGCGGCGACGAGCTCGGCGTCTGACGTATCGGCCGGCAGGCCGAGCGCGCTCCATAGGGACGAACGGAGGTTGATCAGCCGGAAGGCCGGCGGACAGTGGGTGTCGGTCATGAGGCCGCTCCATCGTTGGTTTCCAAGGAAAGGGCATGGAGAGCGGTCATTCCGCCGCCCTCCCCGCCTTCGACGAGGTCGCGGCAGCCAAAGCAAAGCCACACGCCGGCGCGCGTTGCGTCGCCACTGCGAAGGGCCGCGATGAGGCTCGCCCGATAGCCAAACGGGGCAACAGCTCCGCCGCATCTGGCGCAATCGTGCACGAAGTGCGAGCCGCCGCGGTCGGCCACATAACGACCGTTCGGCTTCAGCCGGTCCAGCAAAGTCAGCGGCGGCGCCGGACGAACCGCGCGCGACGCGGCCTCGAAAAGGTCCGTCATCGCCCGCCCTCGACGACGGTCATCTTGTGCGCGGCAACACCCTGCCGAAATTCGCGGATTTTCCGTTCAAGCTTCGCCGCATGGCGGTCGACGATTTCCGCTTCAGTCGGTGTCACGATGCCATCGTCAAGCGCTTCCTGCAGCACAACGCCCGTCTCGCTCATGGCAAGATCGGCTTCGGCGTGCAGCCGCTGCAGGTTGGCTTTCGGCTCACCGGCCGCGGGATCGCTGAGCCGGTAGCCGTTGGCTTCCGCCATTGCGAGCGTGACCCAGGGCACGCCACATTCCGCCTCCAGCGCGAGCGCAGCCATGAGCGGGATGACGTCGCCCGTTCCGGGCTTCTGCCACCGACTGACCGTGGTGTCGGACACGGACGCAAGGCGACCGGCGCGGACAACGCCGCCGCAGTCTTCGACCAGGTCGCGAGTTGCGGATTTGATGGCTTTCAACGTGGCTTCGGAAATCGGCATGCGGAGCCTCTTCAGGGTTCCCGCTCGGGGAAAAACGGCAAAGGTTTCCCGTGGCGGGAAACCGCGTGAAATGTTTCGTTGTGGCTGAGCCGGCTTGACCGGCGAGGTTGTCAGAACTTGAGGCGTTGCCGCCGTGTCAGTCGTCGAACCTCCTCATCAACTGGTCGAGCCGCCGCTCGGCGGCCGGGTCGACTTCAAGGGCGGCGCCCGCCTCGGTCAGAAGCACCAAGAGGCGGCATTCGAGGAGGTCAGCCGGAAGGCGCATTTCCACGAGGCCCGCTTGGTTGAGATGGCCGAAGGCAGGGAATGTGATTGGGCAGATAGCGCGTCCCGCAGAGACCGTGCCGGCGCGGTCGGATTGCGCACGACCACCGGCCTGCCGCAGCCAAAGCAAGGCTGCGCCCTGATCGGGGGAGAGCGTCATCGCAGCACCCCCGCGACGAAGACGACAGCGGCGGAAACCGCCACGCCGAGGGAGACGACGAGTACGAGGCTTGGCCGATCGAGCGGCAACAGTGCGGCCCGGACAAACAGGGAGACGAGGCGCGAGCGCGACTTCATTCCGCCGCCTCCATCCGCGAATCCTCGCCTCCCGCTGGTGCGATGTAACCAGCGCCAGTGGAGGCGTCAGCCGATGACATACCGGCAGGCACGCCGGCAGAGGATGCCGGCGGATAGAGATCGGGGCGAAGGAAGCATCGGCTTATGCCTGTTGCGCGCTCGACATGGAGCACTCGTTCGGCAGGAATTCGAGACTGCAGCCACTGGCTAACAGCGCCAGGCGTCACAGAGCACTCCCGTGCAATTGCCGAGATCGTCCCCCGCTTCTCTTTGATGGTGCCAATCAAATCGAACATGCCGAATTGTTAGTGTCACTATCATCGTCAGTCAATCCGGTTGTTAGCACGGCTGCGTGGGCAGCGCCACGCGGCCAGCATATTGTTAGCTGCCCTCCAAATGAGTACCGCCATGGCTGCAAAGCGACAATCGACACCAAGATCGCATCCGGGCCATTACATTCGCCAGTGGCGAGAGCGCCGAAAAGAGACACAGGAGTCGCTCGCCGAGAAAGTCGGGCTTACTCACGGCGCCATTCACCAGTTGGAGACCGGAGCAACAAGCTACCGCCAGAAAACATTAGAGGCGATAGCTTCAGCACTTAGCTGCTCCCCTTCCGAGCTGCTCGACATCGATCCGACCAGTATGTCGGACGAACAGCTACAGATAGTCAGGGAGATTATTCAGGTTGCACGACGATACGATCAGAGGCTCGTAGATCCTGCTCTTGAGATTGCTCATATGCTTGCACAAAAGCGCTCTCAATAATTGCAATCAACTCGCGCTCCCCAAGGGCGTGATGAGCCTGTACGAAGTCCAGGATTTTCCGTGCCGTCGACACATTCGGTCGCCCGAATGGAGAACCAGCAGAGCGCATAATTACCTACCTCTCCTCGTATAATGACGATCCTAGATAGGCGCGAGCGGGTAAAATTTCAGACTCACAATCTCATATTGCCGCTTACCACGATTTGACGGAGTTGGCGCTTAGGTTGGGGCTCCGGTCGCATTGCAAGCTCGCGAGCGAGCACGCACTCCGCTGTCTCCTTGGTTGATTTTTATCCGGCCGACTCCACAAACCAGAGCTGGAGCACCCCTAGAGAATGACCAAGGCGCATTGATAGCGTCACTATCATCCTGCTTGACACATATAGATAGCCCCACTAACAATTCGCTCGCCCGAACAAGGAGAGCGCGATGACCGCTGCCACAAACCAAAAGCCTTCCCCTATCCTCGCCGCACATCGCCGCCTTTTGTTGAGCTCAACAGCCAAAGGTGCAATCGCCATCGGCGCCGGCATGATTCTGCCCTCTCGGCAGCTGGTCTTCGCACCCACAACCAAGGTCAAGTAACCCTCGACATCCGCGTTACCAAGCTCGGCGTCGACACCTCCCAGTCCGCGCCGATTGCCCGGCGGCACGATAAGACGAGTGCCAGCAACGCCCGCCGGGCATCCTTTCCAGATCCGCGCCTAGCGCGGACAGGCGGCGCCGGACCGCTCCTCCGCCTTAACAGCACCGGCGCCGCCATCACCGATCAGGCGAGCCATGACCATGCCCGACCCTTCCACATTTACCGTCGAACTCAAGGCACAGCGCCGCACCCGAATGGGCGAGCAACAGGAAGCCTTCACATCAAGCGAGATGGGCGTCTCGGGCGAAGAAATTCTTGGCTACATCGAGCGGATCGAACGCCTTGAGCAGGAGAAGGCCTCGCTCGGTGACGACATCAAGGACGTGTGCGCCGAGGCAAAGGCGCGCGGCCTGTCGGCGAAGGCGATCCGCGCCATTATCAAGCTGCGGAAGCTGGATCCCGAGGAGCGGCAGGCGTCCGAAGCAATCCTCGATCTCTACAAACAAGCCATCGGCATGAACTGAGGCGCACCATGAACACCCTCTTCCTCCTCATGGCGCAGTACGACGCCGCCGTCATCATCCCCCTGGAGAAGGTCCGCGCGGACTATTTCCCGCACCTCACCATGCCCAAGCTGTTGCGCAAGACGATGGCCGGCGAGATCGATCTCCCTGTCACCCGCATCGAGGGCAGCCAGAAGGCCGCGAAGGGTGTGCACATCTCGGATCTCGCCGAGTACCTGGACAAGCGGCGCGCCGCGGCGATCCGGGAGCGGGATGCGCTTTGCGGGTGATAACAGCTGGCTTTAGCCCCCCCGTCCTAAACCAATCTAGACAGTCGCCGAGGCTGGTAGACGAAAGGGCCCGTCTTAAGCAATCTTTCACTAAATAGAAAAGTGAGTACAAACCCATCACCCAGCGAGCTGGAGATGGGCGAGCCTTTCCCTGCGACTGATGCCACCATTAGGCCGAGTGCAGCCGCCAGATGCCATCATTCTGCGTCACTGGTGTTGGTCGATGGTTTCCACACAATCCCAGCCCCCATTCGACTCCATTCTGTCGCTGACTCTGCACGGCGGGTTACCGACGAACGGCTGTATCGACCAACCAACTCAGCGCCAAACGACCTCTTCACGGCGCACTTATGGGCGCACTCTGTCCCATATCACCATCTCTTATCTGTTTTTTCCCTTTTATTTTCTTATACCTATGCTCTCGGTGGAAGATTTTCATTCACAGCGGTTGATATCTCTTCCACCTCGATGGTATCGTGGATTCAAAATTGGAAAGGGACTTCGCGTGTCGCCCCCAGAAGGAAAAATCGAGAACGACTTAGTACATCTGGCACGAGTGGCGTTGTCAGGTCGTCAACAGGACGTAACTGCCCTATTGCACCGTTTCGCGAAGAATTACCGGGACAATGCGCCGGTGATTGCGACCGCTATCGCCGCCCTATTGCGTGAAGCGCCGACGCGGTCATCGCCTCTGAGAAAACAGACCGAAGCTGTGCTTCCGGTGGATGTCGATACGCGATTTCATCTCCTGAGGATCGAGGAGCAACCTCTGTTCGAGTACGAGCCCGTCTACTCACCCGAGCTTAAGGGGGAGCTAGATACGATTATTGCGGAGCGTTGGAAGAGCGATGCTCTTCTCGAAGCCGGGCTTGAACCCACGAGGTCTGTATTGTTCACCGGCCCTCCAGGAGTTGGAAAGACGCTTGCAGCGCGCTGGCTCGCGCGTAAGCTGAACCGCCCGCTACTAATTCTCGACCTTGCCGCGGTAATGAGCAGCTATTTGGGTCGGACCGGAACTAATCTTCGTCACGTTCTTGACTACGCTAAGTCTTTGGACTGCGTGTTGCTGCTAGACGAACTGGATGCGATAGCTAAACGCCGCGACGATCGTGGCGAGATCGGTGAGCTGAAGCGGCTTGTTACCGTCCTCTTGCAGCAAATCGACGACTGGCCACCCAGAAGTCTTCTCATCGCTGCGACAAACCACGCCGATCTTTTGGACCCAGCGCTTTGGCGCCGATTTGATGTCACCTTGGAGTTTGCGCTACCTCGCCGCGATGCTATTAGCACGCATCTTCGGGCGGTCCTCGGCCCTGTCAGTGAAGGGGCTGAGGCATGGTCGCGCGTCTTGGCGATTGCGCTGGACGGCCGGTCCTTTAGTGACATTGACCGTGACGTAAAGGCAGTTCGTCGGAGAGCGGCCCTAGCTGGCGAGACCGTCGACACACACCTACCTGCCCTCCTTCAAGGCTATGCCGGCACTAAAGCAGCACGCATTTCCCTCGCTACTGAACTGGTCAGTAGCGGCCTTCTATCGCAGCGTGCGGCTCATGAGTTGACGGGTGTCGCACGCGAAACAATAAGGGCGCGGACAGCTCGTGCGCCCGTGATGGAGCCTGACGATGGCTAAAACCAATTTCCTGCTCGGCAAAGGGGAGCGCCTGACCGAAGACGTTGTTGTCCGGAGTGGCGGCGGCCCGAAGGCTCAGCCCTATACGTTCCAACAGGCGCGGACGCGACTTTCGCCGATGCTGGACCGGACTGTCAAACAGATCAGAGAGCTGCCCCCGGAGGCCTGCCCGCAAGGCAAGGCCGTGGCTTCAGTAACCCTAAATCCCGAGTTCATTGCAAAGTCCTATTTCCCGGCCGAGCTTTTCCGCCAGACAGGATTGACGCCGGTCGGCAGCAAACCGCGACGGCTGAAGCCAGAACAGCGCTCAAAAGGACGTTTGCCCGAAGAAGCCCTGACGACCGAGCTGTTCGTCATGGGCGCCAAGGATGACTTCGAGCGTTGGCAGGCAGCACTGGGCGGTTGGGCCGAGGGGACGCCGGTTGCTCGCGAGCTGATGACAATCGAGGAGATTGCACCGCAGACTGTACATGACAAAATAAAAGGCATCATACCCGCCAAAGGAACCACCGTCTTTGAAGTTGTTCTTCACGCAGACCAAATCGATGGCGAGCATGCAATGCTTCCAGAATTTCGGAACTACCTGCGGCGCCTAGGCATAGAGAGTGGTTTGGACCAGCGTTTCTATGCAGGTGGGCTGTGCTTCCTAGAAGTCGAAGCACCATCTGTACTTGCGGATCAGATCGCAACCTTTTCGATTGTACGCGCTCTCAGGCAGATGCCGCGCCTACGTGTTTTGCAGCCCGCCTTCCGAACCTCGGGAATTCCTTCCGCAACAGTAACCCTGCCCGCGGCCGTCTCCATGGACAAAGGGATCAGAGCCGCCATTTTCGATGGGGGGCTCCCGGCGGCGCACCCATTCGGAACATGGGCAACTGCATATGATGTCACCGGCGTAGGACCTGCGTTGGATGGCTTCCTGGCGCACGGCACCGGCGTTACATCGGCCTTCCTATTCGGTCCAATCGACCCAGCCCGACCACTGCCCCAGCCTTATGCAGATGTTGATCACTACCGCGTCCTAGACGGCGAAGCTGGGCAGAATCTTCATGAGTTGTACGATGTGCTGGATCGCATTCGGGGGGTTCTCAACAGCCGCAGATATGACTTCGTCAATCTCAGTATCGGCCCGTCTCTGACCGTCGAAGACGATGACGTCCACGCTTGGACTGCGGTTCTCGATGAACAGCTTGCACGCGTTGACACACTCGCAGCCGTCGCGGTTGGCAATAACGGCGAAGCCGATGAAGAGCTGAAACTAAACCGCGTGCAGGTGCCATCTGACTGCATTAACGCCTTGGCTGTCGGTGCCGCAGACACACCCGAGGCAGGATGGGCGCGGGCGCCTTACAGCTCGGTGGGCCCCGGTCGCAGCCCAGGCCTCATCAAACCTGATCTGGTTCAGTTCGGTGGGTCACTTCAGCGCCCCTTCCTAGTCGTTGGGAACGGCACGAATCCCGCACTGGAAGCCACTGGTGGCACTTCCTTCGCCGCGCCGAGCACCCTACGCATTGGAGCAGGAATAAAGGCACATTTTGGCGATAGTATCGGTTTGTTGGCCGTGCGTGCTCTTCTGATTCATTCTGCTGAGGAGTCGGAGATTCCTTATCGTGAGGTTGGCTGGGGTCGCGTGGCGCAGAATATTGAAGAAATAGTGGTCTGCGACGACAATAGTGTGCGTGTCATTTATCAGGGCGACATTTCACCCACGAAATATGTTCGCGCACCAATCCCGCTGCCAGACGGAGGCATCACCGGCAATGCGGAGATTACAGCCACGCTCTGCTATAAGTGTTTCACGGATCCGCATCACCCTGGAAACTACACTCGTGCCGGACTCGAAGTAACGTTCAGACCTCATGATAGCAAGTTCAAGCGCGACGACCAGATCCATCCTGACTCGCGCAGCTTTTTCTCCGCAGCCCATCACACTGGGGAAGAGGAAGAGCTGCGCCGGGACGCTTGGAAATGGGAGAACTGCCTTCATGCGCGCAGGACATTCCGTGGTGCGAGCCTACGCAATCCCTGTTTCGATATACACTACAACTCGCGCCTAGAGGGGCGGAACTATACCCCCACTGAAAAGCTTCCTTATGCGCTGGTCGTTTCAGTGCGCGCTAAGGGTATCGCAGACCTGTACGATCAGGTGGTTAGAAAATACGCTACTCAGCTGGAGCCACTTCGACCGGTCGTCGAGATACCCATTCGGACCTGATTGCTACCAGTTGGAGGCGCGCTGATATCGAGTAATCGCGCCACTGATGCGGAGACGGTAGCTAAGCATAGCTTCGCTGATTCCATAGATGGCCTGCGCTTCATCTAGAAGGCCGCGAAACATGACATGTGCGGCCCCCTCGTCGGTTAGCAAGAGCACACCGGCAAGGTGGTTAGCCTCCGCCTCCAGAGTACCATCGCGTGCCCGCTCGCCATCTGGCGTCAGAGGTGGAACGCACTCGTGTCCCAAGAAGCAATGAGCCAACTCATGGCAGATGTTGCTGCGCTGGCGGAAAATATTATGCGCATCGTTGTGGACGATGGCCGTTCGGGCGCCGCAGGGAACTGTCACTGCTGAAAAGCACGAATCAGCTGATCGAAATAACGGGGAGTTGGGTGCGAGTTCGCTGAGCTTGATAAGCGTAATGTCGTAACGCGCGCAGATCTCTTCGGGAACAATGGGCGCAACCGGAGGCAGACCAAGTTGCGCCCTGACCCGAAGAGCGATGCGATTCGCTTCTGCCTTAAAGCCGCGCCTAAAACCCATGTCAGTCGCCCCGTAACTTTCCGTAGGTGCTGATGACGATATCCTCGATCAGCTTTGCGTTGGTTGGGGTTAGCTTAGGGTCAGCACGAAGCAGCGCTGTGATCTTCGCGATCGGCTCAGCTTCTTGCTCGTCGGAGCCGCGAATAAAGAGCTCTGCCTTGAGTTTCGACCACGCTAGTAAAGCTGCAAGGCCGTTGACATCAGGCTTTGCCCCTTGACCGATGCGCGACAAGGTCGAAGCGTTCACGCCCGCCTCTTCCGCAACTTCCTTCCAGGTCTTCTGCCTGCTCAGTCGGGCAGCGTTGAGTGCCGCATAGAAGGCGTCACTGTCAAAACGGTCTGTCAT